TGGACTATTTGACGTATAAAGGAAGAATTGAGATATTCTACTATCTGCCTGCCACGCATTAGCATTTGCTGTAGAACCTTTCACGCAATAATAATCATAGTCTGCTATTTCCTGATTAGTCAATAAAGCACTCGAAGACAATTTCATTGTTTTATATCCTGCGTTTTTAAATACAGTCAATTGTGAATTATTAAAGTCCTGGAATATAACGCGTGATTTATCCATTTTAAGGACATTCTCACAGTAATTAATTAATCCTGTTGTATTTGTAGTTTTTGCTTCCATTAAAATAACAACCTCCTCATTTTTTAACATATTCCACGCTTCACGGAGAGAAGGCAGTGTATCAGCGTTGTTTAAATATTTATTATTGAAATTAATAATGGATTTATTATATGTATCTTTGGTTATTTCTGCTGGTCTATCTTCTGGGGCGATTTCTTCTAATTCATCTGTTCCATGAGATAAATAAAATATTCTATCTGCTGTGTTTGTATCTTGTGTTTCTGATACATCAAATTCTATAAGCCTTATTCCACGGTCTATTATATTTCTTAATAGAGATAAACTGTATGGCTGTGCTGTATTTTTAGAAAATCTGTGAGCGATTATCGCGTTTCTCTCTGTGATCAGGTCATCCATAATATGAACCGTGTTTGTTAAAGTGTCTAAGCGGTCTTTGATATAATTAGAATATCCTATTAATTCACTCATTTATATTATACAAGGATAATAAAAAAGGATATTTTAACACTTTTTAGATTTTGTTAAATGTCCTTTTTTCTTAAATATTAGATTTAATAATATACTGATAATATAAATGAGTGAATTAACGGAAGAACATATTAATATAATATTAAGTGGTTCTATTGGGGGCTTGGTATTGAGTGTTATTTCGTATATAATGCGAAAGTATTTTAAATCCAGTAAATGCCACAATGCCATGCTTGGGGACTTGGAAATAACTTCTGTTAATCAGTCAGCAGAAGATAAAACAACAGAGGAGGTGATTGGGGTGGAGGTTTAATATATTAATTCTAATACTTATTTGTTTCTCTCTAAAATCTATTAGAAAGACCCTGTGATAAAATAATGTAATAATAATAATAAATACCTTGTTTAAAGTATAAATACCGTAAGAATACCAATAAATAACTTGTTTAAAGCATAAATACCGTAAGAATGTAGCCATTTTAACATATCACAAGTAATAAAATTAATTTTATTACGATTACGGTGCGGGTTTTTTACCTTTCTTACATTAAATAAACTAAAATAACGGTAATAAAGTATAATAATAAGAATATTGTATTATTTTTTAATTACATTTAGCAGATTTGTATTTAAATAATAATTTTAATATATTACTATATATATATAATGATTGTTAATGATTTTATGATTTATTTACAAAATCAATTGACGGAAAGCGGACTTACTGAAAGCACTGCTAATTTATATATTAAAAATTTATTTAAAATTAACGAGAACAAACCTTATAAGAGTTTAGCATTTTTAAAAAAAACAGAAAATATAATGAAGTTGATAGAACATTATGCGGTTTCTACACAGATTAATATTATTGCTTCTATTTTAGGAGTATATAAATTATTTAAAGATGAGAAAAAATATGATAAATCTAAAAATAGTTATATGGATATTATAAATAAATTAAAAAATAATGAGAAAATAGAAAATCCTGATAATACAAAATCACAATCACAAAAAGATAACTGGGTTTCATGGGAAGAGATTGAAACAATAAAGAAAAATCTTAAAGAGAAGATTGAAGGTTATGGAAAGAAAAATATAACACCATCTCAATATGAAAATATAATTAAATATTTTCTAATTTGTTTATATACTGATATACCACCAAGAAGAAATAAAGATTATCAAGAATGTTTTATTGTAAAAGAATATTTGGAATCAATGCCTGATAATAATAACTACTTATGTCTTAAAACAAATAGATTTATTTTTAATAATTATAAAACAAGTAAAAAATACGGACAACAAATAACAGATTTTAATTCAAACGACAATTTAAAAGAAGCATTTTCATATTATATTCAACACCACCCACTTATGAAAGTAAAATTAGGAAAAAATACAATGGTGAGATTGCTTGTAAAACATAGTGGAAGCCCATATACACAAATCAACGATATTACCAGACTTCTCAATAAATTATTTGGTAAAAAAAAAATAGGTGCATCAATGCTAAGACACATTTATTTAACAAATAAATTTGGGGATAGTTTTGAAGAAAAAAAGGAGATCGCAAAGGAAATGGGTCATTCAGTCTCTCAACAACAAGATTATATTTTAATAAAAGAATAGAAGAATAGAAGAATAAAATTATTTACATATTATATAAATTATATATAAATAATAAATGGATAATGAAACGGATAATGAAATTAAAAGAAGGGTTAGATATAATAATATACCAGAGTTATTAAACGCATATCATATTGTAATTGATTATTTCTATAATAAACAGGGTTATATTACTACAACACGGAATAAATTATATAACTATATAAATAATGAGCTGAAAGAACTAAAAAATAATAATAAAATTAAATACTTTTTAAAAGAAAGGTTGAACCTTGATTTTATGTTTGATAAAATACCAAGAATACATATATATAACTATTTAACAAATAAACTTAAAGAAAAGATAGAAAACGATAAAGAATTTAATATTGGGGATAATGTGATTATTATTAACGATACTGATACTGATAATGATACTGATAATGATACTGATAATGATACTGATACTATATATGTTAAGGTTTATACAATTATATGTAAGATGAAACCAACGATAGATAAAAATAATGATATTTTATATAAAATACATTCTGATTATGGAGAGAAACATTTAGAAGATAAGTATTTTATTAATAAAGATTTAAAAAGATTTACTTAATTATTTAAAACACGCATATATATATATGACATACTACCAAAATAATAAAGAATTATTAAAATTACAAATTTCTAATTATAAGAAGCAAAATATAGATTATATTAGAGAGAAAAACAGGGAATATAAAAAACTTAATAAAGATATTATTAAGGTTCAACAATCTATTAAAATAATTTGTGTATGTAATCGTGCTGTTACTAAACGTCATCTTAAGAGGCATTTAAATAGTAAAATACATATTAATAATGTATGAATATATATATGGATGATATTAAAAAAGATGGTTATATATTTAGGAAATCAACCAATCCTAAAAAGAAATATGATGTATTTAAACATGGAAAAAAATTAACTTCTTTTGGTGGAATTAGAGATAATAAAAAACCATATCAACAGTATTATGACAAGATTGGTTTATATAGTGATTATAATCATAATGATAAAATAAGGAGAGAAAGATATAGATTACGACATAATAAAAAAATGATAATTAATTCTGCTAATTATTTCAGCCATAAATATTTATGGTAGTTTAGGAAATTTAATATATTTGTAATAAAATATATTAAATATATTCTTACAAATATATAATATATATATATAATATAATAGGATATAATAGAATGAGCAAAACACTTACACAATTTCTTATTAATCACAGAACAACAGAGAAAGATAATATTACACATACACGCATTGGAAATGGAAAAGGTATCCTACCTGGAAAATACTGTATTATGAATGACGATTTAGACGAATTTTATAAATTGTATCATCAACATGTGTTTATTGATGGAAAAAATGAATACCTAACAGAAAAACAGAGAAAATGTAATAATCCATTGTTGATTGATCTGGATTTTAGATATGAAACTAATATTAAAGAACGACAACATACAAAAGACCATATTAACGAGTTGATTGCATTATATTGCGATATCATTTCCAGACATATGTATCATATAAATGAAAATGAGAATTTTCAGGTTTTCGTATTTGAAAAACCTAATGTTAATTGTCTTGATGATAAAACTAAAGACGGAATACATATAGTATTTAATATTAATATGTCACATCATCAACAGTTATTTTTAAGAACAAAAATGCTGGAAAATATCGGTATTGTGTTAGGTGACATACCAATAACTAATGATTATAGTGATATTTTGGATATTGGAATTTCCAGGGGTTCTTGTAATTGGCAATTATATGGTTCAAGAAAGCCTGAAAATGAGCGTTATAGTCTTATTATGGCTCAGAATATTAAATTTGAAAACGAAATTAACGATGGTTATGGATATTTTTGTTACGATTATATTATGACAGATATTGATATTGATGAATACGATGATTTATGGATTTTAAAAAATACTTGTGCAAGAAATACAGAATTAAAAACATTTAATAATACAAACCCTTATATGATTGAATACATTGATACTTACATTATTAAACCAAAACATAACCCTATAGAAAATCAATATGAAGGTGAAGTTGATGGTAAATTATCACTTGACTTTGATTATACATTTATAGAAAATAGTTTAAATAAAGCGTCTATGAGTGATTTGGATAGTGTTACATGGTGTGTTGGAACAATAAAAAGATTTGCTCCAACTAAGGATAAGAAAATATTAGACATTTTAAATAAAGTAATGAGTAAATCCACAAAATATAATGATGATACTGAATGGGTTAATACTATTTGGAATATGCATTGTATAGATTATGAAGCCAGTTATTTGGAAACAATTAGAAAATTTATTATAACGCCTGAAATGAAAAAAGAAATGGAAGAAAAAAATAGTGATTATATCTCAGAGATGAGAAAAGAAGGATTGGAGAAAATGAAGAAAATTAGAGATTCTAATACTACATACAAGCCATCCGTTAATATAATGTCTATTGAAGATATAATTAATTATGAATATCCTCTTTCATTTACGGGGACTGAATTCTTTAGGACTGATGTAATGAAAGTTATTAAATCTCTTATTGAAACTATTCTTCCTGCTGATAAATGGTATGAAACACGCAAACAAAATTTGGACTTGGATATTAAGAACTTGCGATCTCTTGCGAAATTGCTGAAGCGAAACACTAAAAAAGGTTATTTTATTAATCCTGAATATTTCCGTAACAAATCAGGACGTTATTATGTGAAAGGTGTTTGCTCATTACAGCTATTTTGTGCTTACATTCGTAATACTCTTATTGATAGAACTCAATATTGCGATCTGGATATCGTCAATTGTTGCCCTTCCATTCTTAAAAATCTAACGGATGCGTGGGAGATTCCAAACACTTTTATAACAAAATACTGCAAAGACCGGGATGAAATGATGCAAGAATGTATGACAAAAATGAACCTACCAAAAGCGAACATAAAACAATTATTTATCCGCCTGATGTTTGGTGGAACTTATGGTTCATTTCTTAGTGATATGATTAAAGACCATCCTGAGTTTAATACTGATTACGAAATCCTTTGGTTAAAACCTCTCTTTGATGAATTGAAGGCTATTGCTAACACCCTTTACAATGACCCGCGATGCGAACAGTTAAAAAAGATTGTTAATCAAAAGAAAAAAGACAATGGATTTCAAGGAATTAAAAAGGGAAATCAAATTGGTTCATTATTGTCTCATTTGTTATTTACTATTGAGAATTTCATTATTCATTTGGTGAAGGACTTCATGGGTAAAAAAGGGTTTTCAATGGACAGCATTATATTTGACGGGGGTTTAATGCGATTAAAAAATAATTCGAATGAAGACGCTAAAACAATACCTGTGGAGTGTATCCGTGAATGTGAGAATTTCATTTATAAAAAGAGCGGAATGCGAATCGGTTTGAAAATTAAAGAGTTTGATGAATATTATACGGATGAGGATATTTATTGTGATAAAGTAAATAGTGATGGAAAGACTATAGTGAATGGTGTGGAGTTTAAAAAATCTTGGTTATATGACGGAGTCCGAACTGACGCGGATGTTGCCGAGAAACTTGCGAAACTATGCCCTAATTATTTTAAGTATTGTAAAACTGTATTGTATGGATTTAATAATAAAATTGGAATGTGGACAAGTGATGGAGACCAGATTGTAAAACAATACGTTTATGAATTTGCTAAATATTTCCGTATTTACAAATCTGATCCTTTAACAGGTAGGGAATATATAAGTGATGACAGTTATGGACGTAATGACGCCTCATTAAAAAGAGTTGCACCGATTATTAAATTATTATCAATGGACGATGATTGGGTGGATAGAACTGATAGATCGTCAATTGGAAAACTGTTGTTTAAAAATGGAATATTTGATTTTGAAGATAATGAGTTATATGAATTTGACCCGGACGTCGTATTTTATAACAGGATTGATATGGATTTCCATCACCAGACTGAGAAAACTAAGGAGTGGGCTTTAAAGGTATTTGATATATTATTTAAAAATGCGTTTAAAGAAGACGACGGACAGGCTAATTATCTAATCCAAGCGTTTTATAACGGACTGCGTGGAAAGGTTGATTTGAAGAATTTCTACTTCTGTCTTGGTGGAACCAATAGTTGTAAAGGAACAACTTGTAATGCGATGGAAGAAGCCTTTGGAGATTTTGTTGGAACATTTAACGGTGAAATATTGGCGTATTCGAATAATACCCAAGATGAAGCGATGAAAATGAGACCCTTCTATTTAGCCCGTCATAAAAGGTTGTTGTTTGGAAATGAAATTAATATGAAGACAACCCTTAACGGTAACCTTATAAAAAAGATTGCGTCGGGCGGTGATAAATTACAAGGTCGTGGAATGCGTGAGAACGAAACCAATTTCTACCTACAAACAACCGTGTATGCGTTTATTAATGATTTACCCAAAATAACCCCTTTTGATGATGCGATGAGAGCCAGATCCAAGTTTATAGAATATCCTTATACATTCGTCCAAAAATCACCTGAAGATTGTAAAGATAACGAAAAGTCTGCTGATGCGAACATTAAGAAGACATTGAGAAAAAAATGGTTCAAGGTTGGACTCCAACATTTGATTTTATATTTTGGACAACATTTACAGGAAAACATGAATATGGCTGAACCCGTAGGAATGAAATCAATTATGGAAAACTGGACTGGAGATATGACAATTGACGGACAACTGCTACAATATTTTAAAATTACTGGACTGAGTGATGACAGAGTTAAAAAACGGGATTTGAGTGAATGGAGGAAAAAACAAGGCATTGATATGAGTGATAGGAGATTTAATCAGGAGATGAGAAAGATTGGATTGAATGAAGGAATGAGTTGTGGTAATAGATATTGGTCTGGAATTAAATGGATTTCAGAAGATGAGGTAGAAAGTGAAGATGAAGATGATCACTGACCGCCGTATTAAATAATAATAAATAAATACATATTTTTTAAAAAGTGCTTTAGCTATTTTTTAAAAAGTGCTTTTTTCAAAAAGGAAAATGACCTCACACCATAAACGAGTTAGCGTGTGGCTAGTTTTTCTATATTTTCTAGTTAGCGTGTGAGTTTGGTGTTTAGAGCAGTAGAGCAGTAGAGCAGGTTAATACCTTCGGGCTGGAATTTTTTAAAAAGCACTGAGCACATGCATGTGCTCCACCTAAAATTTCAAATCTCGCGTGGAATATTTTTACCTGCTCTACCTGCTCTACTGCTCTATAGTAGAAACAAGACCTTAATAATTACTGCTCTAAAATAAAATGACACGCTAATTCATTTATGGTGTCAGGTCATTTTCCTTTTTGAAAAAAGGACTTTTTGATAAAGAACCAAAATACCAGAATTATATATATATATTAAAAGAACTTAAAGAACCAAAATACCAGAATAAAAAAGGTAATTAACAATTATTACAATTTAGAGATAAATAATAATCTCAATATATAATATAATATAAATGTTTGAGGAAAATCTGGATAGTTTTGATAAATACGAATTAAACGAATACTTATTCTTTAAAAAACGAATAACCTCATTATTTGAACAACTAAGAAAAAACAACTACGATCAATATCATAATAGTAAAAATATGTTTATCATATGGAAAGATTTAAAAAACGGAAAACAGAAAAAGACTGGGAAATTTTATCCTGATATTTTAGAGCAATATGTTTTATACCAAATTGATAAATATAATACTTGGAAACAAAAACAAGACCATAATGGAGTGGTAAATAAATATTCAATAACGCCTTATTGATATGCCGAATTAACCCAAATAACACCGATTAAAATTATATTTTAGACTAAAAACAAAATATAATTTACATATTATTAAACATTATTACACAATTTGCTAAATTTCTTATCAACTATATTAGAAATATTATTTAAAAACTTATCTAATAGTTTCTCTCTAAATTTACTATCTATTTTACCATTTGAATTATCATTATTAGCATTATCATCATTATCATCATTATCATATCCATAATATAAAACACAGTTCATTATATTATATTATTATATTATATTATAATGAAAGAACAAAATATAGAACCTAAACCATTAATTGGTGAGGTATATATAACAGAAACTATTTACACACCTATTAAGGATAAGAAGAAGAAGAAGAAAGAAATTAAACCATTATCTAATAATTTAAGAAATCAAAACAACTATATCATGACTAAAATAGAGAGAAAACCTGAAGCACACTATGATAATTTATGGAAATAATTAGTTTTTTATAAATTCATCAATAGAAACAGAGTTGTTATGTATTTTATCAACATCACTCCATAAAAAACCTAATTTTTGAATATCTTTATTATCAGCACCAAATTTAGATATTAATAAATCACGGTAGTATTTAATAGGCTGTTTGTTATCAGACATATCCACAATATCATTATTAGACATATCCACAATATCATTATTAGACAAATCCATATATATATAATATAAACATATTTAATTTATAAAAAAATCTCTATTATATATATATATGCCTAAAAAAAATACTAAAGTTATGATTGAAACAATAGAAATGAATGAAATTACACAACCAATACAAGAACCTATAGAAAATAGTGATAATGATGATATTGAATATAAACCAGAAGAACAAGAAGAACAAGAAGAAGAACAAGAAGAAGAACCTATTAAGAAGCAACCCAAGAAGCAACCCAAGAAACAACTCAAAAAACAACCCAAGAAACAACTTATTTTAGAAGATAGTGAAAGTGAAAATGAACAACCTATTAAGAAGCAACCTGTTAAGAAACAACCAAAGAAGAAACCAATTAAGAAACAACCTGTTTTAGAAGATAGTGAAAGTGAAAGTGAAAATGAACAACCTATTAAGAAGCAACCTATTAAGAAGCAACCAATTAAGAAACAACCAAAGAAGAAACCAATTAAGAAACAACCTGTTTTAGAAGAAAGTGAAGAAGAAGAAAGCGAAGAAGAAGAACATGAACAAAGATACCAAAATAAAAAATCATATTTAAATTTAGATAATATATGGTAAGTGAAAAAAAAATTATTAATATATTTATATTAAGTATAATAATAATGAAATCAAAAGGAAATTTATTGGCTTTTACTCCAAAAGGAGGAAATAATGTTAATATTGGTAATGTAATAGACCCAGATAAAAATATGATATATAAACAAATTCATTCTTATGCAGTATCAATTCCACAATATGAACCTGAGGATATGGAGAGAACTCCAATAATTAAAGAAAAAACACCAAAAGAAAAACAAGATGAACTGAATGAATTAATGGAGCTATATTATCGTGTAAATATAGATAAATATAAAAATGCAGGAATTATTCAACCAGCATTTGAAAGCTCACCATATAGTAATAATTTCAATTATATTAATAATACTACATTAACGAAACAGTCTGATATAGCAGAAGCAGTAGATGAAACAATGGATGATATTTTAAAAACGGTAGATGATAATATTAAAGGAATGCTTACAACTGTTCCAAATATACAACCAGAAAAACCAAAACGAAAAGTAAGAGGAAAAGGGAGAAAATTTATTGTAAGAGGGAAAAAAGACGAAACACAAGAATCACCAGAAGAACCACTCACAAGAACACCATCAGAAAGGGCTAAAGCACAAGAAAAAACAAATTTGCGTGGTAGTGCAATGGAAAGTCAAAGTATAATTGATTATTTTAATGTTTCAAAACCTAAAAAACCTTCAAAAACTTCAAAAACTACACAGCAAAATATAGATAATATTTTTAGTTCTTCAAAACCTACCCAAGAAGAACAAGAAGTAGAAGCGGAACAACCATTATTTAGTTTTTAAAGATAAACAAAAATCAATAAATATAATAACAATTAATTATATATATGAACGACTATTTAGATAATAGAATAAATTTTTATAAGATTGAAATAGCAAAGGAAAAACAACGAAACGGAGCAATAGATCCATTTAACAGGTTTCCATTGACACTATCAAATAGTAGTGAAATAAATAATGATGAAATTAATAAACCATCATTTTTACCAGTAGAAAGATACAGTTTAGAAGACTATCAGGATTTTCTAAGAGGTGATGAAGATGCTGTATTTAAAAGCAAACAAGATACAACTGGAGCTTTTTATCACTATTTTCTACCTATTTCTGTAATAAAAGAGAGTTACAAACCTGTAGGGGAGAGAAATAAATTCATAGGAAGCAGAGATATGTTAAAATTAATAAAAGAAACAAAAGACCTTGTATATTATAAAGATTATAGTGGAGATAATCATATTGGTATTAAGGGAACAAATTCATTAGAAGATTTAAAAAGTGATGCGGCAATCGCATTTTCTGGAAATACTGATACAATATTATCTAATATTAAAAATGATTTTGAAGATATTATATTGGAAAATGATAAAACATCAACATATAATATATATGGTCACTCATTAGGAGGCTCAAGAGCATCAATATTATTAGACAGATATCAAGAAAAAATTGGGAGGATTGTGGTTTTTAATATGGGAAAATCACCAGTAGGTTGGAACCCTACAGCACAGAATAAATTGATACATTATCATATGGTAGGTGATCCAATCTCAGAAACCAATGAGAACTTACAAAAATCAAATACTATTGGGATTAATCAACCTGGAACAAAGCCACTATTACCAAATTCAAGAATTCAAAAATATCATGGTATTGATACATTTCTTAATCAGAATAATATAAACCGTCTGGAAAATAAAATAAAATCAAGGTTTAGCGGGAATTATTTTAATATATTCAATAAAATAAATAAAAGACAAAAAAGACAAAATTACAGACCAAAAATAGGAAGAGGAAGAGGAAGAGGAAGAGGAAGAACAATCATACGATGAAGTAATTAAACAATTATAATAAATATATAATTAATTTATATAGATATATATTTATGGATATTAATTGGAAACGAAAAATAGAACTATTTAAAAAAAATCATAAACATTTACCAATACCTGATAAGAGTGGGTTCCGAATGGCGGTATATGCTCCTTCTTTTTCAGGGAAATCTTTTATGATAAATGATTTATTAACAAATCCAGAATATGGATATAACAAAGTATTTAAACCATCACAGATATTCATTATGAGTCCAACCTATAAAAATGACGACAGTTATAAAGACTTAAAAAAAATGATGAAAGATAATCCAGAAAATATAATAGATAATTACAATGAAGATTTTATTAATAGTATATTAGATTTTCAACATCAAAAATTAAAAGAGAATAAATGCAGACCAGTACTATTAATAATAGACGATTTAATAACAAGTATCAAATCAACACGTCAGGGGAAATTAGTGGATTTATTTATTAAAGGACGACATCATAAAGTAAATATTATTATCACATCACAAAAATATAAATTAGTTCCGTCATCAATAAGAGTTAATTCAAGTGCTAATATTTATTTTACGAATAATATGAATAAAAAAGAGCTTGATGATATTGCTTATGAATCGTCTGATGACTATTTTAAACCTTTAGCAGAAAACTTACGAAAAGACTATTTTCAATATGATTTTATATATTGTAATATGAAGAAACCATATAATGAGAAATATTATAAGAATTTTAATAAAAAATTTAATATTAAATTAGAAGAATAGATATAAATATAAAAAATAAAAAATAATTATCTTTATTTAGTGTATAATATGATAGCTAGTGGATATCAATCAAAATCTTTAACTCAAGAAATTCCAAAAGGATTACTTCAAAAAAGCGTAGGACATGATGTTGTGATTGCCAGAACAAACCGTAATATCCTACCAAACGGCAATGCAAGTGGATTAGCTCCAGGAGGTCAAGTACAGTTACAGATAAGTAGTTCTAGCGAGTGGGTTGATATTGAAACTGCAATGCTCAACTTTGAAATCGTCATGGATTCGGATGTATCAGCAAATGTATTTTTCAAAAACGGAAACGCTTCCTCACTATTTAAAGGATACACGATCGAATGTAAAGGGCAATCATTGGAACCATCAAAAACGCAAAATTTGGTGCAATATAATTCTTTATCTCAACGGCTGTATAACTCATACGAAGGGCTTAGAACATCCAGAGAATTAACCGAAGGCACATATAGGCGCATATTACCAACAGGAGCTGACAATTTCATTTATTCAATTGTTAGAAATGATGTTAACAATAAAATCACATATCAAATATGCTGTCCTTTACGTGAGATTGTTGATTTCGCAAAAATTAACCGTTCAATATTACCAATATTTGCGATCCCTTTGATCTTAAAATTGACTTTGTCTGATTATGGACAGGCTTTCGTTTCAAGTTTTGACACAAAAGTAACTCCTACTACTTATACTGTAAATAACTTCAAATTATCAATGGATTTCCTAACTATGGATCAAAGCGTGGATATGAGTTTCCGTAAAATGGTTATGAATTCACAAGTTAGTTTCCTGTATCCAAGTGCTTTTATCACTTCTCAAACAACCACTGGAAATACAAGTTTCAACTTAAAGGAAAACTTGAATTGTTCGAATCTGAATGCTGTGTACATGTATCCTACAAAATCAAGCACTGGTGCAACATCGTTGTATCCTACTTGCACAACCAAGGTATGGGATACAGTTTCAATGAAAAATTGTAATTATAACCTCTATATAGATAGCCGTAATGTGTATGGTGAAGATATTCGCACTGCTGCACACTCATATTCTGAGTTAAAGAAATCAACAATGAACCAAAATGAAAAATCTCTCGTAGGGTGTCCATTGATCAATTCTCGTAGTTTCATTAACGGGTATGTATCAACTAATGTAGACGCCCAGATATCATATGAAGGAATACAAATGAGCGTTATTGGGATCCCACTCAATCGTGTATTGGAACCTGATAGTATAAGCGGGGTTAATACCTCCTTAACAGGTGGTCGTGTCAGTTTGCAAGTCCAAGGATTATCAGAAGCACCGGACGAAACATTAATGTTCTACTGTCATACTCGTGAGCTAGTAATTTCAGAGAGTTTCCTACAAGTAATTGCTTAAACTTTTTTTTAAAAAGTATTTAATAACAAAATATATATTTATTATATCTATGTAAATATATATATAATGACATCTCCAGCACAACCGCAAAAGATAATATTGAATTCTAAATTTAAAAACAATAATGAAACTATTGATAATATAACATACAATTTTGAAACGTCCATAAATAACGCTATAGGAGCAAGAGTATCCAGTTTTTCCACTGTGTATTTAGCGAAATTAATCCAACAAGGTCAAGGGTCATTAAAATTTGCTATTAGGACTAACACAGAAACATTTGAATATGATATTGATATCACACCGTTAAGCAATGTATATTACCATACACAAAAGGATTTGTTTGATAAATTGAATGTATATTTTGAGAATGCTATTTTTACTGACACAGACCCAGCCAGCCAATATAGAACAACCTTGTTACCTATATTCAATTTTGATCAAGACAAGTTACGCACATACATGACTATAGTAAATCAAAACGCACAAATATTAATCACAAGTGATAACAGCACATTTTGGTTTAAATTAGGATATCCTAACGGTGAATATCCATTGTCGTTTTCAAATTACAGTCCAAACCCTCCAAGTGTAATTCCATTGAACGAATTGTATATCCAGATTGACGGGCTAATTAATGAATCAGCAATCGTCCGAACAATTAATAATAATAATCCAGCAAATTCATCAAGCACATGTGAAATCATAACATTTAATAATGTCAGTTTAGGTGATATATTTTTATACAGAGGCAATACAATCCCAGAATATCCACTCAATGTAGCACCGTATATTAACAGTTTAAATATCAGGTTATTGAATTCAATAGGACAACCAGCAACACTAGAGAGTGATTATCGGCTCGTTATTGATTTAATCTATTAGACTATTAAAGGAAAATATATATAAAAACAATTATTTTAATATCCATTCATAATATATATAATGTCCTCTAATATGTGGAATAATCTACCATATGATAATAATCTCAATATATTAGATGTTAACGCACGAATTGGAACGCATAACGGTGATGGTGATTACACGCTGTCATTTGTTAAAAACACTAAAACATTAAATTTAAATGACGAGCAAGGCGTTAAATCAAGTGTTGTTATAGATATTGATAGTACAGGAACATTCCTTCCTTTAACTGGTGGAACAATAACTGGAGACCTAAAAGTAAATGAAGAGTTAAGTATTGGAGATATGACTATAAAAGATGAATTAGCAAACGGAGGTGATAATCTTGTTAATATTAAATGTCCGCGTCCTGCTTGCGATATTTACACAGCAGGTTCAAAAGTTTTAACATTGAATGCTGGAACATCAATATTTACAAGTGATATAAACCTTGGAAATAAAAGAATATATACATCACTAGCACCAAATTTTAATAGTGATTTAACAAATTTACTATATGTTAATAACCGTGTAAATACACGACTTGCATTGACAGGAGGGACTATGGCAGGGGGGATTGCCATGGCTAATAATAGAATTACAGGATTATTAACAGGACAAAATGATAATGAAGCAACAACGAAAAAATATGTAGATGATGCGATAACAACAGAAGGAGAGAAATATCTTCCTTTAATAGGCGGAACTTTAACTGGTTCAACTCAGATATTATCAAGTAATCAGGCAACATATGGATTTAGTCAAAAAAATAATGATGTTGAATTAACAACTTATATTAATACGACACAAGGTGCATATATTGGAACACGGTCTAATGATGATTTATTAATTTTCACTAATGGCAGACCAAGCACTGAGACTAATTGTAAATTTTTAAAAGATAAAACAACCACTTTTGAAAATAATAGAGTTATAAATGTAGGAACGCCAACAGAAGATAATGACGCAACAAATAAAAAATATGTAGATGACGCAATTAGCGGTGAATTATTACAATCATTTAAAACTTATAATATCACTGGAAAACAATTTAATAATTATGGACAATGGGGAGGAATTCTATCAAATCCTGAAGCGTTTTACACGAAACCTACTAAAATGTATATACCAATAACCCCTTTAGTTAGCACAGAAATAATTAATGATAGCATTATTAAATCAAATGCTTATATTTTACAAACAACACCCAAAATAAACCCTTCATTATTCCAATTTTACGGTATTGTATATCAGGATTTAACAGTATCCACTATTAAAAAAGGGCGATTACAAGTTAAATTAAATATACCATATATTAATGATCGTGATATTACAAATGACAGCACATTTATGGCTCAGGGAATATTAGGAAAAGCCCCAACTTTCAATGGTAATAATATAGAGGTGTTATGCTATGCTACAGAGACTGTTAATTCTGTGCATAATTATAGAGGAGATAATATGTATGGTAATAATATAGATGATGTTTTTCCAAATAATGATAATAAATCTATTACAGAAATGGAACTATTATTTAATTTTAATATTCCATTAGATATACCAGCAAATAATATTTATATTTATATTCAGTTCTCAACAAGTTTAGCAAGTTCAGTACAAAGTAGTTATATTAATTTCGTATTCGGTGGATTAACATCTCCTTTAATATCAACAAACAGTCGTGATTTATTGATTTCTGGAACTTCAACTTATACAAAACAGAATACAGATGTAATTAAGATAGAAACCCCTATAGATGCTTCATTTGTAAATATAGATACTTCAACCCTGGAAGACGAACACTTCCATTATACTTTGAATAATACTAATTATGAACCTGTTAAAACATTTAATAATATTAATGTTATAGAACAGAGAGATATAAGTAATGAATATATACATGCTGTAGAGAAGCAAGTATCTTCAGGAGTAGAAGAGATAGCATTATTGAATAATGGAGCTAATCCAGGTATTTTTGATGCGTCTAACATTTTAACAAATGATATTTTTGATTGTGATTTAAAAATAAAAACTGATATTTTAGATACTGATATTTCTATTAATGCTGTTATAATATATTTTGATAATGAAGATGATGAATTTATTGATGCTAAAATTTTAAATTTCCCCATATATTTATTAAGAAACACTGATAATTATAACAGATATGTAATACCATTATCCAAATTATTAATTGATAAGTATTTAATATCTATTACATTGCAATTACCTGCTGGATTAAAGATAGCGTTAGATAACTTTGAAATTCACTATGTAGATAATACTATTATTAGAGAGAAACACGCATATTTTACCGTAAATGGAAATACAACTGTTTTACAGTCTGCTAATGAAGATGATAAGAAAGACTTGACTGACCGTGTTAATGAATTGGAAACATATATAGCCCAACTAAAACAAACATACACTATAGAAGAACCTTAACTTTTTAAACCCTTTTAAAATATTTATATTACTACTTTTTAAATAATAATATAAATGAAATAAATCTAATATTTTTGGTAATACAACGGTGGAAGTCTGGCTGGTAATAAATCAATAGTTTGTTTATTTGTATTTTTATTTTTATTTTTATTAAATACATCATAATTTTTAATTTTAGTGTTACCCATATTATCTTTTATCCATGTATCCATAGCGTCTTTTTTATTATAAGTTTGAATTATAGAATTATTTTTATTATATTTCATCCTTATTTTATATATACTATAAAGAGAGAAATAAATAAGTTTTTTATTTATGACTGTTTCTCTCCAAAGAAATATTTATGGTGATCTTCTTTAATACTAAATGAACCGTGTCTAATTTTAAATACTGCATTACTAGCGTCTTTAATATACCATTCATATAATTCAGGGTTTTTCTCTCTATTTACTGAGTTATTAATTATAAGTTTATTGTCTTTATAATACTTTATAGCTGACGCTTTCATTTTCTCTCTATTTTTCTGATAATATGATGTGTCAGGCTTCATATATATAACAGTATTTTATATTCTTATATAATCATTCTAAAATGGTTATCATTTATGGTATCTTATAACTTTCATAATCCCTATCATACCATGTTATTTTTCCAGTGGTATCATCGTCCTTTTTAAATGCTAAAAACATATGATTATTAGTTGGGAAGTTTAATTTATTTAATTGTGTATATGGAATTTGAACCGTCTTATCAGCGACAAACGCAATTTTAGGATCACTTTCACTCGCCATTTCAAAAATAAATTGAGAACCATCATCATTTTTACTAACTCTAAAAGTAATATATTCTTCACCATCAGGGCGTGTATATGATGAACCTACTTGATCAGCATCTTCATCTTTCAACAAATACGTTTGAACTACTTCATTATTTCTAAATAAACAATTAAAAGTGAATTCTCTTGAACTTGGAGATTTATCAACTTCCGTATAATCCAAACCTAATCGTAGAAACAAAGAAACCCAGTTTGTTGCTGATCCACTCATTCCTTCAAGCCTCATAGTATAGAATTTATTAAATTGAATAAGATATCCGTGAAAAGTAATATAAATATTGTCGTTAGAACCTGGATTTCCTTGAGTTTTGAAATCCAATATTAAATTTCCTGTTGTATCATACCCTACATATGTATTCTTAGCGAGGTTATGGTCTTCGTGAATAACCGAAACATATCCATTTTTTGGGTCTAATAAACTTCTATCAGGAACTGTTAATTTTTTATAATCAGCCAAAGCACAATCGCTAAAACAACCGACCACCTTAGAAGCAAGACCTAAATAGTATCCAAAATATGCTGGACTATTTGACGTATAAAGGAAGAATTGAGATATTCTACTATCTGCCTGCCACGCATTAGCATTTGCTGTAGAACCTTTCACGCAATAATAATCATAGTCTGCTATTTCCTGATTAGTCAATAAA